CATGGATTTACTCCGTCTACATATTTGCAATACAAGCATATTGTGGACGAATACCGTGATGCAGCTATCAAACGTGCCCAACACGGAAAAGCACTACAGGAGGAAACATATGCTGGTTAGGATTTATCAGAAACACACGCATCAAAACCAACAACCTCTCTTATTTAGTGAGGTTACAAATCTAGTCGTACGTAACGGCTTTATTGACTTCGAACACGATGCTCATATTAATAAAGAGCGAAAGGTTCGAGCTAACTCATCATTTGTATTATCAAACATTTGCGGATATTCAATTCTTCGCGAAAATGAAGACAATTAATAAAAAGGAGAACACATAATGAAATTACCATCAATTAACTTTGCAGACCTCGCTAATAACTCACGTCGTGGTCTAGTTGCTGCTAAGAACTTTGGAATCAAACATGCACCACTTGCTTTGGTTATCGCTGGAGGCGTAGGTCTTGTTGCTACTGCTGTAACATCTTACCAAGCAGCTAAGAAAGTCGATAAGACTTTAGAAAAATTTGAGGAAATGAAGGAGGATGGAATTGTCCCATCAAAAGTTGAAATCGCTACTGAGGTTGCCAAAGATATTGCTATTCCTGTTTTGCTTGGGGTCACTAGCTGCGCTGCTATCGGACTTTCATACGCTATACAGAACAATCGCCTCAAAGCTGTTACGGCTGCTCTCGCGGTAATCACAGAAGAACATTCTCGCTACCGCAAACGTGCTAAGGAAATTCTTGACGAAGAAACATTCAAACGTCTCGATACTCCTCATGACACACGTAAAATCACAATCACTGACGAAGATGGAAATGAAATCGAAACTACTGTTGAAGTACCTAGCGAAGGGCTTTTCTATGGCGCATATTTCAAGAATTCTAACCTCAACGCACCTGGCGAACCAGAATACAATGAACGCACAATTCAAGAAATCTACAATGAAATCCTAATTCCTAAAATGGCTAAATGGGGCGAATTAACATTCCCATATGTATTGGAACAACTTGGATTTGAAGTACCATCTGCCGCTCTACCATTCTTCTGGTCAGACACTGATCAATTCTATATTGAATGGGATACATTCGACATGTGGGATGAAGAAGCTAAAGCTATGGTTCCACAAACATATGTTCGCTGGAAACGCCCACGCAACCGCTACGCTCCAAACATCTACGCAGAAGCGGACGAACAAGCTTAATTAAATTTTGAAAGGATATTCCAATAATGAATAGAAACTTGAAGATTTTGGGATATACTGTTTTAGTGGCGGGTATCGGCTATGCCGGTTACCGTCTCTATAAATGGTATAAGGAAGAAAAGAAGTTGGAAGAAGATGGTCTTTCGTATGAAGAACTATTGGAAGCTCATGAAGCTGCTGAGATTGAAAAACGCCTCGAAGAGCGTGATGCACTGATGGATCTTGAACGCGATATTGAACAGGACCAAGACCCTCTTGAATTTGGAGATGGACATGCATGGCGTAAAGAAAACGGTATGATTATCCGTAACATCACACCATATGAAAATGCTGCTGGGATTGAATATGATCCAATGACTGAAGAAGTTATCGACTTACCTGACGGACAAGGCGACACCATTTCCGTAGTTCGTAAATTCGACGAATTCGAAATGAAGGATCGATTTCTAAATTATCGCGACAAGCGATCTGCGAAAGAAATTCGTAAGGTCATTGACGATATGATGTATACAATCCGCTCGCTTAAAGCTAATGAAATGGAGTATGAACGTATGATCTATGACAAAGACACGCAAGATAGCTATGATTATTATTGTGCGTTAGTTCTTGACCGTGCAGGAATTCATAATTCAAAACTTATTGATGACTTTGCACCTATCTTTGCTTGGGAATATACTCCTAACAAACAAAACATTGCGCTGCTCAACATCCGTCAACAATTGATTGACAAGCGTGTAGAATACTTTGGATTCGCATCCAAATATTCTAGCTGGGCAAGTATTGGCGAACTGCTTATTTGGTTTGCCGAAAACCTACATGTAGAGGGTGGTAAGAAATCTGCGACCGAATATCTGAAATTCATTTTCGATAAGATGTCGATTGAATTTGAGGACTTCGACGCTATTACTCACGATACCTTTATCTCATATTTGGAAAGTGGACGCACTAACAAGCCAAATTATGATGATACTTTCGGTATGTTTGGATTACCTAAGTCTGACTATGATGATTCTAAATCACTGTGGGACGAATACAACAAACGTATTGAACACGAGGTCGGATTTGTGGATCTAGAAGAAGGTGATGAAGATGACGACTCGGAAGATTAATCGTCTGATCATCAAGAAAGACGGTAAGGTATATTCTTTCCGTTGCTTGGCCGCTAGTGGCGCCATTACTCTAAGAGATTCTGATTTTGTTTATATTGCTTTCATTGCGGATTTGTTGACTAACTCTGAAATTATTATTTTGGGTCATACATCGTTAGGCAGAACTGGTGATGTATATCTAAATAATTTGGACGTTACAAAACTATATAGATCAGCAATACACTTCTTCGGACATTCTAAACATCATATTCGATCGTTCTTCATTTATAACGATTTGGATAATCCATTAATTAACATTAGGAATTGAATTACTACGCGAGACATCGCATCATATTTTCAGAAAGGACAACCTAATGAAAGAACTATTTGCAAAATTAAAAGAAGGTCTTGCTAATCTTAAAAATTGGCTTGACAAAATCATCACAGATATCGAGTGGGCTTTAATGCCTACTTGGATCATGTGGACAACTAAAGACAAATACAAACTAAGTCACTACCGACTGATCAACGGTTATGACTTGAAACATATGTATTTGCGAAACGGAACTCCTGTACTTCGGTCATATAACCAAGGATGGGAAGCATCCGAATCTGAATCAGATAATTGCGTTGTGGAAGGGTTTTCTAGAAGCCTGACCGATGTATATTCTGCGCGAGGATACAACTTCGTATTATGCGGTGGTAGTCGTATTACCACTATTAAGGAATACAAGAATGGTGATACACCTACTCATAATTTCTTCCTGGCCAAGAGGAAAGATGAGGATGAGGTTCTTGTCTGTATTCCACGAGAGATCGTGTCAAGTCCTGAGGGATTAATGAATCGCATGATCTCAAACATGAAAACGAATTCCGAATTCACAATCCAATCCATCAACACATTCTGCTATATCTATCCTATGGAGAAGACTCACGCAGGATATTTGACTTTCGGTCGTCAGGTTTATGACGAATGGGGATCAAATGATGGACTTGTGATCTATCCAAAGGCTGGAGATGACCTTTGGGACAAACTAACCCGCTAGAAGGGGTCTAGGAGGCTATATAATGGCGTTTAACGACTATGTAGTTCCTTATTCGATAGAAAGGGCCGACGTACTCAGGAAGTGCGCAGAGAGCGATCTATCGGTCTTAAATGACGACTATTATAAGGGCTACAAATTCATGTTTTGGACCAAATTATCCAAGGCTAGACCCAATATCATGGTGGGGATAGCTTATGGGGATAATCTTATCAAGATCAATATGGGTAAAGACAAATATATGCTTTGTCCTTATATTGTGATCTCAGAAACTGACAATGACCATCGGATGTTTATATTTGAAAGTTCCGAATCACTGTTGGATATGGTTAAGGAATTGTTCAAGGCTGATGACTCAGAAGATTTTATTGATACCATATTCAGAAAGTATGCAACGACATACAAATTCATTCAATACAAATCTGACGGTAATGAAATCGCATCATGTCAAGGAACAAATCTACCTGTAATTAATTTATCCTTGGTTAGATATTGGAATAATCCAGATGAACCACATTTGACTCGTTTGGATATTCTAGATTCTAAACCATTGGACTGCACATTTACTCCGGGTGGTCCTGTTGATGTCAAAAACTACTATATTCTTGACGCGACACGCTACCAGAAGGAGCTGGACCATTCCGAGTACAATACATATAATTGGAAAGGAAAAACTAATGGACGAAATAAAAGATAAGGTCGTCTCGAACATGGACGATGCGGAAATCTTTGAAGCTGCCAGGAAGTTGAAAGAACTCTTGGACTCGGCTATTCTACGTAGCGAAATCGTAGGAGAAGCTGACACACGGAAGTTACTTTGGGATCTACGAGCAAATCTTCTCGTAGTATTACGTTAAAACAAAAGGAGAAACTAATGAAGTATGATATTACTCGATTACCTGTTATCAAATCAAAACATTTCAATGACGAAGCTGTGCACGCTGCTAACGCGGGTATGACCGACGAACAATACACTACCGCTCAAGGACAAAAAGTTCTGTGGTATATGTATGTTTTGGATAAATTAAACCGTGGCGACTCTATTTCTGTTGCTGAGTTACGTAAAGCTGCTAATAAGAAAGTCGAACTTAAGGACTACATGTTTGGATTCGACAAACGTGCTCTTGACTACACAAGTCCTAAAGCATCTGATGATATTTTCTTCCATCCAATTCATTTGAAACGGATTGTGGAACATAACGAACATCTATTCGATACCACAACATTGCAAAAATGGAAAGAAAAAGACGCGGCTATTCATCGTAAACGTGTAAAAGTTCTTGAGGAAGCTGTCGAACTTATGCGAGAAGATTACCGACAACTTTCAATGGATGCGCAAGAAGGTTAAAAGGAGCTGTAAATGAAATTCAAGTCTGGTATGGAGAAGACATCATATTTGAAAAGTGTCTTATTGAAAGTTCTGAAGACTATGGGATATTTGACAGTGGCAGATTACAAACGTATCTGTCACCACTATCCTATTGAGGCTAAGGACTATGTTATTGGCTGGCGAAGTCTATACGACGCTCATTTCACCACAAATGAATATCCTGATGATGCAAACATGGTTAAACTATACATCACTAAACAACCATCTATATTGGCTAGCTCACGGGCTAAGCAAGTCGACTTCGTTGGTAATATCCCTTCCTTAGGTAATGTTCATATTGTGGATAACGGAATTCAAAACGTTCTAATCATTCATCTCGGCTTAGCTTCTAATGATTTGGAACAATGGCGTCATCATAATCGTAAGATTTTGGTGTTTGACAATGAACCTATGAAACAGAACTTCATATTGTGGTTCGATAATCATCAGACCAAGCCTGGTGAAGATGTTATTATGGTAGGTAAAGACTTTGATCTTAAACCTATTTTGCGTGAACACGGATTAATTGTCCGTGAGGTTATTTAAGGAGGTATGGTATGACATTAAAGGTTTTAGACATCGATATGAATGATGTTCTGTGGGTGAAACACTCACGTGATGGTATTAAGATTTGTGCTCGTGTACAAAAACGAGCTAAGGAATTTAGTATTCCGACGAACAAGCCAGACACACTATATTCTTTTGAAGATTGTTCATGGAATACATTCAAAGACGATCTGCTATATTCATTGGACGCTATTATACCATACATTGGGGATATTTACATCTTCAATTTCAAGGAATTCAAATCTATCAAATACGGTAACGCTCTTGCTCGTATCAAAACTCTTATTAATGTAGATACTGATCTACTTGAAACTAATGGTCCTATTTTCTCAGTTGGTATTGATCCGGAAAATCCTAACGTCAACGAATACGAAATCTCTGTACCAATCACCGATCTTGTAGATATTACCGAAGTAACTAAGCGATTTGCTGTTGGTGTTACTGCTAATATCTTTTGGAATACTGGAACTCGTAACGGACAGATCACTTCTGTTCATATTTCTAATGGCGAGCTCATCATCAAATTTGAGCAGATCTTCAAAGGTGATTATCTAACTCTTGATATTCGCCAGTTCATTCGGAAAGTCTAAGAAATAGGAGGTATTAAGATGACTACCCAAAACGACATTTATGTTATCGACTTAACCAAATATTTCACACGCCTTTTCGAATTACATCGTCCAGACGCTTTGGATTATTTCAAGAAGATCGAATGCTTTATGTATTTCAACATCTCAGATCCTACTCAAGTCCAATTCAAATACCGCTTCTACGGTTACAGATACGATCGTAAGGTGTTATATGGACTTACTCCAGATATGTTTGTGCGGGTCGTAAACTTCTTTACTATGCTTGCCGAAAGCGCATATCGTTTGGAAAAGGCTCTTATGCCAGAATGGATGTTTGAACCGAAAGTACGCTGGATGCGCGGGTTACTAAAGGATGCTTTAGACGTTCCTCAACACATTGAAATCCGTCGTTACTTGTTTAGTAAAGGTGTTGATGTTGACTTCGATGATATTGTTAAGACCGACTATACTAGCATGGTTGATAACAATGATGCTATTCCTATCGTTAGACCTTCTCTGGTATATTGGCGGGAACTCGGTAAGGTACTGTTGGCTACAAACTCACGTTTTGTAACAGCAGATTATGATGATCCGGAGGTAAATTACGATGGTCGTGATTGATCCTGGAACAGACTTAATTAAAATCAACTTTACTGACTACTTGCGTAAATTCTATAAGGATATTCGTAAGTACGACAAGTATATGTTGGCGAAGATCTATGGCAAGATGTATTTCAAGCTTACTGATCCTACAGTAATCCAGTTTGAGATGTATGCTGACCGCAGATCTAACGTAGTTAAGGTGTTGAAACTGAAGAATATTGTGGAAGCAATTGATGTTATAAACTTCTTCTTGGAGATCTCTGACGCATATTCTGGGCACCATTCAGACTACTATCCTAAGTGGATGCTTAAGCCTAGATCATCTATTATTCGGGGTTTGATTAAGGATTCTTTGGGATTAACGGGCGTATCCGAGCTTAGCAGGAACGGAATTGAGTATGAAGATCTTGATAGAATGCATCAAAAGATCCAATATTCATGCAAACATGGAGTACATATCTATGATATTTGTGCTGGTTTGAGCCTAGATCCTGCTAAAGATGACCTATTTATGTGGCGAAAACGTCGTATTAATGGGTTCAAAATTGGCAATATTGACTACTATGAGTCCAAAAAACGAGGCAAAATCGTCAATTATATCGTCTAAATCAGCCGGATTTCCTATAATATTGTGGGAAAATCAGGGTTGATTCGGGCTAAAATCGTGGTTAAATTACTATGATATTATAGGAAAAATGGGCCTAAAATGGCTCAAAATAGCAGTCCCCCAAAATCCCCCAATTTTTTAAGGGTTTTTGGGGCGGAGCCGAAATAGCTTGAAAATGCCTTATTTTGGGTGGTTTTTGGGCATATTTCGGCGATTTTGAGGGTACTTTAGGGGTTGTGAGTCCCTAATCCCCCCATTTGACCCTGTTTTTACATTGTTTACATCAAGAGTTAAAAGCTTATAATATATATAAACAATAGGAGAAGAGGGGAGAATGGGGACTATTGGTCAAAATCGATGGATTTGGTTGAATTTGTTAGATTCCGACACAACTCACAAAATACGATAGAAAAGGAGGGTTTCGGTGAAGTTTGATTTTTTAGACGTCACTGTCGAGCAAAACTTCAGTAACAACAGAGTTTATGATTATGTCATATCTCCAGACTTCTTGTTTGGTGATATTAAAGACTTGGTTATCAAAGGTTCTTCGTTCTTCGCGTTCTGGGATGGAAACGAATGGATAATGGACCAGAACTATTTATTTGATTGTATCGACTCGATCTTGTGGAGAAAGTATCATGAAATAAAAGCCGAACATCCAACAGCTAGGATTCAGGTTAAGGAAATTCGTAAAGCATCGGCGGGCAAGTACAAATTGTTTGTTGATTATATCAAAGTCCTTTGGCAACCTGAGACCAACTTCAACAGACGCATATTGTTCGCCGATCATAAGATTAGGCGAGAAGATTATGCAACTGTTAAATTACCATACACTCCGGTGAGTGGTGACTGCCCGGCATTCAAAGAATTGTTATATACGTTGTACGATCCAAATGAAGCTGAAAAGATTCTATGGTTTATGGGCGCCTTGCTTATGAACAAAATGGATGGTATCGAGAAGTTCATGTATTTGTATGGACCAAAAGGATCTGGTAAAGGTACTGTGCTAAAAGTATTCAAGATGATATTCGACGGATATCATGCGCCTATCGACTTGAGGGAGTTAACGAGTGGTGGACCATTTGCAACAGGACAGATCCGAGAGGTTCCTTTATTGATCGACGACGATACGGATATTTCCAGGATCAGTAATGATACACCATTGTTGAAACTGACATCTCATGAAAC